ACAACTCTTTCCGGATTTACCTCGTTCTGCGCGATACGCTTTGATTTTAAACAATCGCTGAGGCTCGGTTTGTATACATGTTCTATCATTGAACCGTTTAAAGTTAAGATTAGTGCAAATACAGTTTCTATCATTAATGACTTCCGTTTCTAATTAGTTTCTCTACGTCTTCAGTTAACTTCTCTGTTCTTTTTTTTAAAAATTCTATGTTAACAGCGTTGTTTCTCATGCCCTTAATTTCTTCTTCAACATCCTCTAGTAAACCACTAACATGTTCTACAATCATAAAAAGCTCTGCCTCTCCTGCTGATTGTCCTAACTCACCCCTTGGATATTTGATCCTAAATTCTGAGTTTTGATCTAAATCTTTTTGCATCAACTCTATTTGAGTTGAGTGTTGATTAAGTGTTTCCTGTACTCCAAAAAAAGCCCAGGTCCCGATGGCAACCATCGCGATCAAACTAGCAACCGTCTTCATAGGCATTTGTACAGCTGCTGATTCAGAAATTTTTAGAGCCATAAATTACTTATAGAAACCTTTAAAAATCCATTCAACCATTTTGTTCCAAAGGTTTTTGGCTTTTTCCCATATTTTTTTTAACATTTCCATCTCCTTCTTGCTTGTCTTAGTCTTGAGTTTGGATCTTTGGCTGCTTTTGGAAACTTCTTCATTTGACCCGCGCTTCTAGCACAGAATGATTTACGTCTCTTTGCATCCTTAGAACCTTTCTTAACTTTTCCAGTTACTGCAGTTTTTAACTTAGAGCCTGGATTATCTCTACGATATTTTGCAACACCTGCAGCAGTCATACCGGCTCCTTTTTTTGTAGCTCGGTAATATTTTTTTGTTCGAGGTGGTTGAACATCCCCACCTCTTTTTAATTTCAATATATCTGAATAGTATTCAATATCCATTAGCCCGTGAAGGTAATAGTAACACCAGCAGTGCCTGAGATTGTGGCATGAATTCCATCTTGAAATACAATACCATTACCAGGTAAATACATATCCAAACCTTCTTCTCCAAATAAATAAGTTGCCACAATATCGCCAGTTGCACCACCCGTTCTAAAAATAATAGAACCATTAGTGCTGTTTCCCTTACCTTGAATAGAGGTAAGTCTGCATTTATGTGTAAAACCTGTTCCGCCTAATGCAACCATTTGACCTGTACTTGTTGCATGTGCCGACTGTTGGTCTGATGAAAAGCTTGATCCGCCCATAAAATTTTATCTCCTAAGTTAGGTGCTCCCGAAGGAGCACCATATTTTTATTATGTAATGTTTCTATTCTGTATGTACTCAACAGTTAAAACACCTTCTCCATTACCTGAGCCTGGTGAAATAAAAACAATAGTTTGATCAGAAGAACCTGTATTTTTCCAGTTAGCTTCCGTACCTGTGCTTGTTGCATTTACTCTGTGAGCTCCAACTGTACCTACAGCCAAACCATCTACGAATAAATCTGTATCAGATGATATTCCAACATCGATTGTGTTAGTACCATTGTCAAATGCAGTAGTTACTAAAACATAAACGTTTGTGATTTGTGAATTAGCAGGGATAATAATATCCGTAGTTCCAAAAGCATTAACTTCTGTTACCGCTGCTGATTGTGCCATGACCGTAAACCCGACGTTCGCTGCAGCACCTTCTCTTTTATCTCCGGCTTTAATTGGTCCGGAAAATGTTGTTGTTGCCATAATTTCCTCCTGTATAGCGTTACGTCATACAATCTCTATACCGTCTGCCTAGTCAGTTTGCATGACAATTTAATCTAGGTTGGTTTCATTATACATAAAAAAAGGGGCGATGTGAACACCGCCCCTTCAAATTAGATTATGTAACTAGAATTATAACTTACCGTTACCAAATACACATCTTGGATCTGAGAATCCAAATGAATATCTTTCTCTAGCTTTAAATCTGACGTTTCCTGTCTCGAAGTCGCCTTCCATTGCAGTTTTGATTGGTGCTCTTACGAAATGCTTGAATCCGTTAGGGATATCAGTCATTATGAAGTATGCATCCGTGTCGGATAAGAAGTTATTAACTCTGTATCCTTGTGGTACCATACCCATAGAGACAATCGCATTGATGTCGTTATCTGCAGTTCCAGTTCTTTGAGGAGTCTTCATTAATCTTTCTGCTGTAAATTGTAATTCTTTTGGAATTATCATTTTTACGCCTTGTGCAGCGATTTTTAAGCCTCTTTCATCGACGAAACTAGCGATATCGATCAATGACTGCTCTAGTGAAGTTTCGTTCAAGTCTGCAGCTGTTGCTAATACGTTTGAGAATTGTCCACCAGACGCTAATGGGTGATTGTTTGCGATTAACGCAACACCATCTCCACCAGGGTTAGCAGCATTCTGCGCGTTGTTTAGTACAGACGCAGCTTTTACTTGCTTCGTGTTAGACATAGATCTTGCTAATGCTCTAGTGTATCTAGCAGCAAGTCTGTCATAAAGGTTATCTTCGATTGCTTCCTCTGTGATTGAGAATGCAAGTGCTACAGTGTCGTGTGTGTATCTAGCAGTGAATGACTCAGTTGCTTGATCAAATACGACTGATGCACCTTCTTGTTTTACTGGTGCTCCAGCAAAACCAGATAGCATTACTTCCTCTTCGAAAGCTCTGTCAGATGTTTCTGTGTTGTATATCTCCGCATGTTGATTTTCATAACGGTTATACTCCAGGCCGAATAGTGCATTCAAACCTGGCTCTAGTTCTTTGACTAGTTGTGCTCTACTTATTGCCATAGTTTATACTCCTATACTCCTGTTTGGTGTCTGAAGAAGTGTCTGTTAATTCTAACTAAGATGTTAGCATTAGCACTTGTTACGTCGCTGTTATTTGGATCTTGCGAAATATCAATGGCTTGAACCATGAATGACGCGTTAGTTCCAGATTCAGAAACATCAAGTTGAACTTCTGAGATACCTGTTTTAGTGTTACCGCCACCGTTGTTTACCGAATAGTTTTGGAACAGATCTGCTTGTGCAAAAGTTGAATCCGCATTAATCAAAAACACAGCATCAGGGTCGTCTACTACAAATGCAGTTATGTCATCTGCAGCGATTCCGCCTGGGTATGAATTTGAGAAGGTTGGCTTTTGCGTAGTAGGGTCTGTATAAAAACATCCGTTGAAAACTCCAATAACATGATTTGACGTGCCGCCTGTATGTCTTTCGATTACGCCAGCAGTCTTCGGTTCAACTAAGTCACCTTGAAATATCGCAGTGCCATAGTTGTTCGCGATTTTATATCTGTTTTGAGCTCCAACTAGTGGTGTACCATCAAGTTTTCTGTGTGGTCTAAGACCAAACTTTTCTAGTACGTTTGCCATAAGTTTTTTCTCCTATTACTTATATTGTTAGTGTTAACCAACCTTGTAGGTTGTAATCGTTAATAAATTAACTCTTACGGCCACCTCCAAAGGTTACTTTGGACTGCCTTTCAATATTGATCGGCATATCCGGATGTTGTTCCTTCATAAGATCTCTATCTACCGCTTCCATTCGATCCTGAGATATTCTATTAAAATATTCAGAACGGCTTTTTAAGATCTCTGTTGGTATCCTTCCCAACGCAAGGCCTCCAATTCCGACTATCCCCTGATGTTTGCCCTCAGATATGACTGGATAATCGTTTTCGCCAATTTCACTTAACAGTGTATCAGCTCTAACAAATTCCCAACCTTCTCTAAGTTTTCTAGATACATTTGATGTATCTTCGAAACCGGCAACGGACATTCTTATCCATCGATGTTCATATCCGTTAGGTGCAGGTGGTGCATCCAAACTGGAAGATGGAGTCCAAACTTTTTTTCGAGTTTGTTTTTCTCGAGTTTGTGACTCGCGTGAAGTTTTTATTTTGTTCATTCGCCCTCCTTCACGTATTTAGCGTATTCCTCTAAAGGCACCCCTAATTTCTTAGCGATTACTACCTGTGATTTGGTGAGTTTCACAGACTTGCGTCCTCCTTGTCTTCGACTAACTGAAGCTACATTTTGGACAGGTTTTGTAGCAACAGGTTTTTCTTCTGTCGTAGACTGGGCAAACTTCTGAGGGAAGTACTCCTTCATACGTTCGTTAATGTTAGTATAATATTCGTCAGAGTCAGAAGCAACCCCCTCTGCTAATAAATCTTCGTGAATTGACATCGCAGCGTTAGTCATAACTCTGTCAGTGCCAAACCAAGAATTTTTTGTAGCCCAATCAGTCGCTTTTTGACTAACTGGTGGTGGAGGTGTTTCACCTGATTCCTCTTGCTTTTGCTCTTTCTCTTCTGAATCTTTTGGTTGCGCTGCCTTAGAGACATTTACTTTCTCTTTTTCGACAGCAAGTTTAGCAATGGCTGCATTAGCCTCAGCTATTTTGTCTGCATCTTGTGCTTCGATAGCTTCTTTCAACAGTTTCTTTTGTCTCTCTGTTTCGGAATCTACTCTTGCATCATATTCAGATAAATAGTTCTTGCTAGTTTCATCTGATTTCTTTTCTAAAGAATCATATTTTTTCTTCAGTCCTTTGGCATAATTGAGAGCTGCTTTTTCTCTTCTTTCAGCTTCTTTCTGCTTATAGACTAATTCATTAATCCTCTTTTGAAAATCAGAGTCTTGTTTTTTTAAGTTATCTTT